TCTTTTTGTTCTTTTCCCCTTTATCTTTACTTCCCTCTTCTTTTATTTTTTATTTGATTTTTCCTTTTTTTGCTCGACTGCGAGCTATTTTACGACCACGATACATATTCAACTTCTTCTCCAATTTCTTCTGTTGTAATGTCTTGGTAATCCCAATCCACTATGTTCTTTCGCACCAATGTCTCCCACTCCGGAAAGCCTTGTAATAGCTCTTCTCGCGACACTCCTATTTGTCTCAGCTTCTTAATTGTGAGGCCATCTATTTTCGCATAACATTCATGCACTGCCTTCGAAGGCGTCATCTCCATTTCAGATAAACATGCACCATACATGAATCTCAATCTCCAGTACGCATCCTCATTAGACCCAAAAGTACCATAAGCATGGCCTATGCAGGACATTAACACATCCAACACATCTCGAGTGTGTGCTTCTCTTCCCCATATAGCCCTTACCATCAAATGGCGGGACTCTCGAAATGGTAAGAAGATTGACTGTCCTTTTTCGCTCACTGAATTCAGAACGAATTGATGCTGCAAAAACGTGGCTCCACGATCCAATACCCACCCCAAGGATGTAGTACTACAAAACGCTACACCATCATAAATGTCTCTAAGAACAACATTAAAATGGTCTTTTAAGAACTTTGCAAAGATATGACCACTAAAGTATGCCGACTCTTCTCCCTCTCCTTTAAAATACAGATGATCATCGCCATACACGATAATTCGGACCTTCTCTAAGAGATGTATTTCTAATCGCTCCTGAATATCCTCAGGTGCATGATATATCTGATATACTGCAAAAAGAAAGAAATACAAACTCATAATCCATGAGTCCATATGACTTGTATTGAAACACCCCGAGGGAACACCTCCCCGAATTGATACCCAGTAATCCCCATACACATTTGTAATTCTAGTCACCACATTTCTCATTAAGCATTCCACTATGAGTCTGGTTAGGGCATATTCTACTGTTCCGGGCATCTCATGTATCTGCATGGTAGAAAAGTATAACGTCACAAACATTTCAAGAACTGTCTGGTCAAATTTTTTTACGTCTCCTTCGACTATATTCTTGATCCAACAATTCATCAATGAAATTCCAAGACACCTTGCCAATCGGTCCGTGCCTCCTTTTGGCCACTTATGGCCCACCTGGATGACCCAGCCTCGTTCCTTCAAGTGTCTTATTTTTGAAACCATCTTTTCCATCAAAATGAAAATTGAAGACGGTATCACAAAAAGACGAAGCTTGTCACAAAAGGCATCCCATTCTTTGTCATCCATCTGCTTTGCGAAGTCAAAAAAATACTCATTCTTCGCTGCCGTCTGCCACCAGATGGGAGGATCTTTACCTGTTCTCAAAAAAAGCAATATCGCTTCTAAATCTGATTCAAAAGTATCAATCTTCTTCTTTCCTGGACCAATAGCCATTGGAGTATGTAGAGGCATATTCTCAAAGACCCTAAGTTCCTTGCTAGGACCTTTGTTTTTTCCTGCTGAC